ACAATTAGTTTCTTCTTTAGGATGTAACGTTTCAGTTTTTAAAGAAATTCATAAATGTGATGGAAAGGAATTTCCAGGATGGAATATTAATTTTACTACTAATAAATTTAATCCATTTCTAATTAGAAACACTGAAATAAAAGATATTTCTTTAAAGGATAATAATTCTTTTAGAAATATAGAATCCATAGAATTTGTAGATACTGTTCCTACTCAATGTATCGCTGTAGATAGTCCATCTCATACTTATCTTTGCACAGATTCTTTAATAGTAACTCACAATACTAATAAAGAAATTAAAACAAAAGGTACATATAATAAAACTACAAAAGGTACATATAATATGAAGTACCCTCTTAATAATTTACCTGATATAAATTTTTATCATTACACTTTACAACTTTCTACTTATGCTTGGATGTTACAGAAAATAAATCCTAATTTTGTTATTAAGGATTTAATTATTAATCATTATGACCATAAAGTAAATAATACTTTATATCATTGTGATTATTTAAAGAAAGAAGTTGAAAGAATGCTATATTTTTATAAAAAGGAACTTATTCTTAAAAAACAAAAAGAAAAGAGAAAAAGAATAGAATATTGATCATTTTACTAAGACATTTTCAAACTTTTATAGTTTATGTCATCTCGCGTTTTAGAAATTCTATTCTTTTTTCTTTTATAATTTTATTATGCTGGAAATTGGTAATATTGTAAAAGGTCATTTAAATGAAGTATTGGGCCTTAATAAGGATTTGAAAGAACAGAGATTAAGAATATGTTACATGTGTCCTCTATATAGTAAAAAATATGGAGGAATATGTAATAATAAATTATTTCTTAATCCTATAACTGGAGATGTAAGTTTAAGTAAAAAAGAAGGTTATAAACAAGGGTGTGGGTGTAGAATTTTAGCTAAAACAACGTTGCCGTAGGCTAAATGTCCTGTTGGTAAATGGTAATTAAAAATGTAAATGAATTATGGGAAAAAATGTAAGACTTAATTTAACGGAAAAAGAAAAAATAGCACAAACTATTTCTGGTTTGGAATCAGGTAATGTCAACTTTAATCTGGCTAATACAGATGATATTGAAACTTAGTTAAAGAAACAGAATACTGAAAAGTTTAATGACCAAGTTGAAGAATATATTGAAAAGTTTGACAAACATGCTAATGTATTAAAAGAATATGCTGAACATTTTAATGATAATATGAATAATATTGAAATTAAACCAATGTTTGCTCGTGTTCTTATACAACCATTTAAACAAAATCCGTTTTAGAAAATTAGAACTAATAAATCTGGACTTATTATAGATTTAGGAGGTTTGACTCCAACTTATAAGAATACAGATTCTGGAGAAATTGAAGAAGAAAAACAATTTATTGTTACTGGCACAGTTATTGATTGTGGACCAGACGTAAAATATTTGAGTCAAGGTGACGTGGTATTCTATAGAGTGGATACTTGTGTTCCTGTACCATTTTTTAAGCAAGGACTTGTAAGTTTAGCTGAAAACCAAATAATTGCAGTAGTTAATGAGGGATTAACATCTCGTTTTAAAGAAATAAATAATGGAAGATAATATATTTTTTAATCCTGGATAGATAGTTACATTAAAATAGGACATTCCAAATAAACCTATTATGATTGTTGTAAAAAAAGAAACTTCTATGTTTAAACATAACGAAGAAGATAAAAGAAATGTTCTTAGAGGAATCAGATGTAGATGGTTTACAACTGATGGGAGATTACAAGAAGAAATATTTAATACTAAAGATTTGTAGTTATTAACTAGATGAGTACCATTTAATGAAAGCGGGAATCTATACTATAACAAATAATGTTAATGGAAAATGTTATGTAGGCAGCTCAGTACATCTAGAAAATAGGAGGAAATAGCATTTTAATAAGTTGTTAAAAAATAAGCATGATAATTCTATTTTACAAAATGCCTACAATAAATACGGAAAAGATTCTTTTGAATTTGAAGTTATAGAGACTATTGAAATAGATGATGATATTAAGAAAAGACTTCTTGATAGAGAGCAATTCTGGATCGATGCTCTAAATCCTGAATATAATATTTTACCTGTAGCAGGATCTTCTTTAGGATTTAAGCACTCTGAAGAAACTAAACAAAAAATTAGTAACTCAACTAAAGGAGTCAAAAAATCTAAATTGCATGCTAAACATATCAGTGAAGCCTAGAAAGGGAAGCATTTAACAGAAGATCATAAGAAAAAATTATCTGAAGCAGCAAAACATAGAAAATTTATGTCTCATCACGTTAAAATTAGTATTGATGGTACTATATATAATTCTATAAAAGAGGCTTCAGAAATAACTGGAATAAAATATATTACTTTGTAGAAGAGATTAAAAAATCCAAATTTTTATACATATATTTATTTAAATAACTAATATTATGGATTAGAAAAAAATATAGCAAGCATTTTTGCAATATATTGCACAAAAATATAAATTAAAATCTTAGAAAGAACTTGAAAGTAAAATTCAAGAACTTGGCGAAAAAGGAGTACAAAAAGAATTTTAGGAATTTTAGCAAGTTCTTTAGCAACAAGGTGCTCAACTTGCACGTTTTGGAGCAAAACTTAATTATATTAAAGGTTTAAAAGGACAATGTCCCACTGGATATGAATTAAAATATTTTAAGAAAGGTGGAGTTGTAAAATCTGTTTGTACAAAATGTCAAGCAGCTAAAAAAGAAGATCCCATTAAATCTTTTAAATGTAGTCGTAAAATAAAGAAAGCAGATGGAGGTTTGAAAGTTGTTAGAATGTTGTCACCAGAATATGAAAAAAATTATGTTAAACCTAAGGATAATAGACAAAAAGTAAATACTGATGCTTACAGAGAAGGAGAGTGGAGTACGACTCCTTATGGACGGGATGGTTCAATAACAGAATATATACAACCTCATTTTTATCCAAATGCTGGATATTATCCACAGGATACTGAGATGCAGTTAGAAAGATACCCTGAATCTAGAGACTCTACTATAACTATTACAACACCTGAAATGGTACGTACTTATACAAAAGGTATTAATCCCGGCTTCCGTTCTGCTGCTAATATTTGGGAAAAAGCTAAAAAGAAAACTAAATTACCTAGAAAATAATATTAAAAGAAAATAAGATATATTCTGATATGATAATGTTAATGGATTAATGAACAATTTTTTTAATTATGATAATATTACAGGCAATGTTTCTTTAAATGGTCCTGATTTACTTTTAATAAATGAATTTAAAACTTTGATGGATTTAGAAAGAAATTAGTGTAAATCTGATCCATCAGGGAAAAAACATTTAAGAGCTTTTAAAGAATTAACCTATATTTATCTTGCAATACATTGGCAAAGTCCATTCAGAGATTTAACTGAATAGGATAGGCATCAAGAAGCTCTTATTAATTCTGGAATTACTGAAGAAGAATTTAATAATCCAGAATTTCGTGCAGCTTGTAGAAAATTTAGAAATTTACAAGAATCTCATAGATCTATAAAAATGTTATAGGCAGCATAGAATACTGTAGATAAATTTATAGATTATTTTAATAATATTGATGTAGAAGAAAGAGATCCTCAGACAGGAAAACCAATATATAAAACAAAAGATATTATGGCTGAAATATCTTCTCTACATAAAGTACATGAGGAACTTGTAATATTAGAATCTCAAGTAAAAAAAGAAATTTCTGAAGAATCTTCAATTAGAGGTGGAGTTACAGATGGTTATCAACCTAATTTTTAATTTTATATGGAAGAAGTAAAACGAAGGAGAGGTAGACCAAGAAAAGTAATTCAATTACCTGAAGAAATTCAAAAGATACTAGATGAAGTTAAAGAAAAAGAAGATTAGGAAATAAAAGATATTGTCAAAGAAGTTAGAAATTCAACTAAAGGTAGTTGGGACTTTTCAAAAGATGATATAATTAAATTTTTTGATACTGATTTATCTTATGAATTAACTGGATATAGACCAATTAATAAAAATAAAGGGTTAGATTTTGATCCAGATTGGTTTACAGAAGTAAGAGAAGTATTTTTAAAAACAGGTCATTATTGTTAGTATAAACCAAATACTAAAGCATATGCTGATTTTTGGGATGAACAATATCGAAGATGCAGAAATGGAATGACTGTTAATGGATATACTATAACTGGTGACAATTATTTTTTTCTTAATTTCTTTTAGTTGATGGATCTCGATAATACAGAAAAAGCAGGCGGTGGTCGCGCATATATATTTCCAGCATTTTATGCAGGATAGTATGAATGGTTTCATTATGTAGAACTTTGCAAAAGACTTAGATTAAATGCTTGTATTATGAAATCACGTGAAGTAGGATATTCTGAAACAATTGCAGCCATTATTGCAAATAGTTATAATAGTATTAGAAATACTGTAAATCTTGTTACTGCTTTTAATTCTGATTATTTAAATACAACACTTAGTAAAGTATGGAATTGTTTATCATTTATAAACGACAATACAGATGGAGGATTTTTTAAATTACGTCAAGTAATTGATAAATCTGATCATAAACGTGCTTCTGTTTATAAAATGATAGATGGTCAAAAAGTAGAAACTGGTTGGATGTCTTAGATTATAGGTATTACTGCTGATAAGCCATCTAAAATTCGTGGTTATCGTGCAGATTTACTTGTAATGGAAGAAGCTGGTAGCTGGACACAATCAACTAAAGCATATATACAATCAACAGCACTTGTTGGACAAAAAGGTGCACAATGGGGAATAAGAATAGTAGGTGGTACCTCTGGAGATACAGGACCTGCACTTGAAGGTCTTAGAGATATGTACTATAACCCTCAAACATATGCAATATTACCTTTTAAGCATCATTATACTTCTACTGGAGAAG